CCGCCAGACGTTTTTCGCCGTTGCTGTTGAATCTGTATCCATGATATAGATTTCCTGCGGATTTTCTGCCGGGTATAAAAGTACATGGCCGCCGGAATTTCCGGTAATCGCCGCTGTCACGTCCTTTATAGTCTGTTCGATACGCTTCTGTATAATTTCCGCACGGGTGGCGGATTTTACGATCTGTTCTTTTTGTTCCTTTTGTGCTGCCGTGATCGCTTTTGTCAGGTTTGTTTTTGGCTCTCCGATCTCTACACTGTCGAATCGCTCTTTGATGCTGTCGTATGAGTATTTAATGATCTTTGCTTTGACTTCGATTCCCAGTTTTTCGATCATGACCGTTACAGTGTCACAAATTCCGATCGTTTCAAGTGCCTGTATATTTTCATAGTCCTTTGTCTTTTTCAGATTTTGGAATGTTGCTTTGATCGATATTTTCGGTTCGTCAATTCCGCTTTCTGTATAGGCTTTTGCAACCTTGCGAAGCATTTCTTCCGATACGATCACGCCGTCTTCGAATTCGTCTGAAAAATCCATCGGCGCACACTTTAGGCGGGCGTATTTGCCCGCGTTTGGTGTGTTGATAAACTTTTCAGGAAGGGAGACGAAAACCGGATCTGGTTCTTCCGTTGCTCCTTCTTCCTTTTCCGGTGTGTAATAACAATACGGGAATATCGCCGTTATCACGTCGCCGATGTTTCTTTCCTGTTCTGCTGAAATCAGGTTCTTTCCGTACCGGATCGTCGCCCCGGTATCTGATCCGCGGGACTTATACAGCTTCACGGTAAAGTTATCGAATTGATATTCCCCGCCCCAGACGTCAAGGATTGATCCTTCTGTCCCACCCAGAATATTTCGGACGCTTAACACGTTGTCTATCTGTGTGCTGTTTCTGGTTGTGATATCCGACCACGCCGTATAGTTATTTTCGATCACAGCTTCTTCTAATAGCTGCGTGATTGCTTCCTGTGCGTTTTTGCCGGATATCTTCGGACGGCATACCGGATTCATGTTCAGTTCATAACTGATATGTTCTGCGTAATAGGTATTCACGCCGCCGATCGGCTTTCCTGATTTATAGATCCTGAATAGCTGATCGCCGTCTTTGTCGTTTGGTTTTGCTTTGATTACTGCATCTTCTGTGATGTATTTCGCCAGTCGCCCTTCCTGTGGATATTGTAAAGTCAGTTCAAAAGATCCGTTTCTTTCTTCCTCTACAATGCAAGATATCGCGTCCGTCAGAAGTCCGATTCCGTTTGAATCAAATTGTGTTTCAAGGGGATCATATAGAATCGGTATCACAGGCAGCACCACCGCGGCACAATGTCAATTTTCTTCACATTGCCCGCCCAACGGATTTTATTTTCGCCCGCTACCAGTTTCGGAAATAATGTCGTAGTCATTTTGTTATTTTGTAGCGTGTCCCCTTTGTACGCATTTAATAACGCGCTGTCTACTTCGATATAGTCTTCTATTTCCTTGAATGTATGGGCGCGGTCGTTGATATACAACGTAACCGCACCCGTCGCATAGATCTTCATGTACGGATAGGCCGTAAAGCCTTCTGTATTGAAAACGCTTGTCGCTTTTGTGAGTGTTAGTGTTCTTTCGCCGTCGTATGAATATTTGTACGGGTGGCAAGTGAACTTTATTTCTAAGGTCCCCAGAAGTGCGGCGGCGATTTCTTCCACCGACATTTCTTCCGATACATGGGCCGTTCTGTAATAATTGCGTTCGTAACTGTCGTCAAGCCGTGAATATTGCACAGTCTGGTATAACCACGCATACACATTCCTGGCGACCATTTCAAGATCCTGATATTCTTCCGGCATAACATAGCATTTATACACCTTCTGGAAATCTTCGTATTCTTCGTTATCGATCGGATCTGTTTTGTTGTTCAGAATCACGTCGCCACGTCCCGGAATGTTTACTTTTTCAATAACAGGTTTGGGACGGCCGTATATGTTTTCTTTTTCGTATACTGCCAGTCCCATATCAAGCGAATTCCGCCCGTTGTATGTAAAACTGTTGATATCGTCGTAAAATTCATTAAGCATATACTTTATCGTCCCTTTCCTTTAATTCCTGCGCCATTTCCATAACTTCTTCTGTCAGTTCGCGCACGTCCTGTTTTCTGTTGTTATAGAAGTTTTCTATATTCAAGCTGATTTCCTGTTTTAGCGATCCTTTCTGTCCGCCGAAGTTTCTTTCAAGTGCCGTGTTCTTTGCTGTTCCTGAAAGTGGCGTAACGATCGTTTTACCGTTTACCATTTCGACGATCTCCGGTCCCGCTTCCGCCACAATCGCGCGGCCGTTGGTTAAGATACCGCCCTTCGCCAGTCGTGGAAGGCTTAAATATCCGACATTCCCAACCGATACGCCCGGAAGACGGTTAATTAAGTTAATTGCTCCATTGATAATTCTGATCGCGGAATTGACCGTATTTTGAATCATGGATATTACGCCATTGATCCCAGACTTAACCGCGCCGCCGATCGCGTTCGCGATAGACGTTCCCAGATTTGAAAATGTGTTTCGGATGATGCCCCACAAGCCCGAAAAGAACGATCCCCAGTTTGAAAAGACATTCTGAACCGCGTTCCATGCTGACTGAAAGATTGATCCGAACCAACTTCCGACACTTCCGAAAATATTCTGAATCCCTGACCATACCTGACCGAACCAACCTGTCACGGCCGACCAGATACCTTTTATCGCTTCCCATGCGCCTGAAAAGTCGCCGGAAAGTACAGACTGTACAACCGAAAAAATTCCCTGTATCACAGACCAGATCATTTGAAAATATCCCGTCGCCACGTCCCAGATGGTTGTTATTGTGGTCCATGCAACTTGAAAAAATCCGCCTAAAACTGTAGCAACTACCGAAAATATGGCCTGTATATTCGACCAGATTGTTTGAAAATACAGAACAACTACGTCCCAGACGCCTTTTATAATGATCCATGCGGATTCGAAAAATCCGCCGATTATCTGCCCGACGACCGAAAAAACGGTCTGAATTCCGATCCACACATTTTGAAAATATGTAGTTGCAATGTCCCAGATCGAAGTTATCAGAAACCAAGCGATCCGAAACGGTGCTGTCAGGATTTCCGCAACTACTGAAAAGGCGGTTTTGATTCCTTCTTTTATCATTTCGAAATATGGTTGGGCGTTCGCCCATGCTTCCTGAATCTTGTCCCATGCGTTCTGAAAGAATTCCGTTATTGCTGAAAGAATTTTCTTCACGGCATTTCGGAAACCTTCGCAATTATTCCACAATAGGACGATCGCCGCGACTGCTGCCGCGATCAATGCAATAACAATCGTTACCGGATTCGATAAAATTCCCATGAGCGCGGGCGCACCTTTTAGCAAGCCGCCCAGTTTCGACGCTAGGCCGCATATCTGACTAATTCCCGACGCCACTTTTCCGAAGATAATCAACGCCGGTCCGACTGCTGCCACAACCGCCGCGATCTTTACGATCATTTCTTTCTGACTGTCTGATAGGCTTGAAAACCACGCTGTGAATTCTTTTACTTTATCGACAACTTTTTCAAGAATTGGTGTTACTGTATTTAACAGTGTTTCGCCAAGATCCGCGCCCGCGATTTTTAAATTATTCAACGCAACTTTCGCCTTGTCCGGCGGATCTAATGTTGCATTGAATGTATCTTCTACTGTCGTTTTATAATCGTCCAGTGATCCGGTCAGATCTTCGACGCTGAATCTTCCTTCTCTGATTGCCTGCGTCATTTCTGCCGCGCCCTTCTTGCCGAATAGTTCTGTTGCCGCCTGCAGTGCGTCTGTTTCGCTGCCTGCGTTTTTGATTTTGTCAATCGTTTCTGATAATGCGTCTTTTAACGTCTTCCCTTCTGCTGTTGCGTTTTGCTGTGCTTTTTTTAGTCCTGCCATGGCGGTTGATGCATCAACGCCGCTGCTTTCGAACTGTGCCAAAAGATTTACTGAACCCGTGAGATCTAGGCTCATTTCTTTTAGTGTTGCGCCGTTCGTCTGCAATGTTCCCAGTAGTGTTTCCATTGAAATTCCGGTATCTTGTCCGGCTTTCGTCAGAAGTCCAAGGACTGACGGCGTTTCCGATGCATCGACGTTAAACTTTGTCATGACCGCGTCGACTGAATCAATCGAACCGTTTAGATCAGTTCCATTGATCTCTGCGAATTCGATAAACTGTTTTGACAGGTCTTCCAGTATTTCTCCCGTCGCGCCGAATCTTGTGTTGACTTCCCCAATCGCAATTCCGGCCGTTTCCGCATCTGTCGGAAGATCTCCGAACACATTGTTCATAGATTCTGTTAATCCGTCCAGTGCTTCTCCTGAAGCTCCTGTTTTCGTTATGATTGTGTCGTAACCTTCGTCAAGTTCATTGAATGATGCCACGGCCGCCGTTCCGACTGCTGTTATTCCCGCCGTTACCGGAATTAACTTCTTTCCCAGTGCTTCGGACTTTTCGCCAATCTTCCCGGCAGCTTCTCCGATCTTATCCAGTGCGCCGTTGCTGTCTTCTGCCTGTTTTTTCAGGTTTTTCAACTGTTGTTCTGTCTGAATGATTTCGCGTTGCAACGCTCTGTACTGTTCTTCTGATGCTTCGCCGTTTTCGAACTGCTGTTGAACCTGTTTTTCGGCGTCTTTCAGGATGTTCAGTTTTTCTTTTGTCCCGTCGATCGATTCTGCAAGTAATTTTTGTTTCTGCGCCAGAAGTTCCGTATTTTTTGGATCTAATTTCAGTAATTTGTTTACTTCTTTCAGTTCCTTTTGTGTGTCTCTGGTTTGTTTATTTACTCCCTGTAAGGCTTTATCTAATTTCGTGGTATCGCCGCCGATTTCGATAGTAATTCCGGCTATTTTGCCTTTTGACGCCATTTATTCTCCCCCTTTCTTGCTGAATTTTTCGCGTAGACGCTGCCGATCCGGTTTTGTCTGCTTCATGCGCCAACAATTTTCTAGGTACTCCCGTCCCTTCTCTGTTTGGCTTGTGTAATAGATAAATGCTTCCCGTACTAAAAACAGATAGACGTCAAGATCCAGTTCTTCCACTTCCCACATATTTAGCCCGGTATAGTTAATCACTAACTTTTCGGACTTCGTTTTCAGTGGAAACTTTGGTTCTTCGTATTCTGGATCGTCATAGTACGGAATAATTAGTTTGGGTTTTTCTTTGCTCCGTTTACGAACGCCATATAGTTATCCACAAATTCTGACATTTCTTCCACGTCGTACTGATCCGTGATGTATTCCGTTGTGATCTTTTCGCCCTGTAAATTGTTCGACAGGGCTTCTGCAACGATCGCGCCTAGCGTATCCATTGCGTCGTCCATTGTCATATTGTCGGTGTCCATGTCCTGAACTGCTGCCAGTTTTCCGAATGTTCCTTTCTTTGGCATCTTAACCAGTAATTTCTTTCCGTCCGTAAGTGTTACCGTGAAAAAGGATCTGTTAATTTTATTGAAATCAAAATTCATGTTCGCCATTGTCTTTTCTCCTTCTGAAAAAAGGCGGCGTTTTTGTCTATACGCCGCCTTGTGATCGTTTTATCTGTTTTAATTATCTGCGACCGGTTTCTGTTCGGTTGTATCGCTCAAACTCTGTGTATCTTCCAGAACTTCTTCTTCGTAGTGAATCAGTGTTCCTTCTTTGTCCTGCGGTAATGCCGTGAATTCTGCGTCTACGACAGTTTCTTTGTCGTTTGCGAACGCAAGGGAAAAACCGGCCTGATTGTTTCCGACAATCATTACCCAGATATCGCCGTCCACCGGATCTTCATGGTGGAAACAAATTACATATTTCTTTCTGCCCTGATTGTTTCCGCCGCCGACTTTTACGATTCTTCTTTTCTTTTTGGTCGAAGTCTTTTCCGCATAGCTTACGCGGGCGGTATCACAGATCTTTTCAAGCGTGTTTCCGCAAAATGTCATTAAGCCGCTTTTCATTGTGGCTTCTTCGTCTGTGATAACGGTTTTCTGGATCTTTCTTGTGTCGTCCTTTGCTGTGTAATAACTCGGCTTGTACTCAATAGTCGCTCCGCCCTGAATGTATGAGATCTGATTTTCGTCTGTACAAATTTCATCAACCGACGGCAGATTCCCGTCAAATAATTTCATATGGACGTTTCCAGATCCCAGAATAATTCTTTCTGTTTCTGCCATTTCTATTTCCTGCCTTTCTTCTGCGTGATATTGAATTCATACGCCGTCTGAACCATGTTTTCGGAAGTGATCTCTGCCTGATATTTGCTAAACGGCAGATCGAAAAGAACTTCTTCTTCGATCCGTTCTTCCAGTGATCCGTCCGGCGTTCTGTCCGTGTACAGTTCCAGTGATCCATCGATCTCCCGGATTCTGTTCTTGTTATCGTCGCCCCTCTGGTCCTCACTAACTAGATAGACTATATACGGCGGATCAGGGACCGGCTTTTTCGCCGTCTTCTTCCATGCGTTCTTCGTGATCGGAAGCCCGATCGCCGTTGCTCTTTTGATGATTTCTTCAATCGTCGGCATGTTATCCCCCTAACTTATCCTCGATATAGTCTGTTGCTGCCTTTTCTACCTTTTCTTCCGCGCCGTCAATGTGCGGATAGGCTTTGACACGCCCGCCGTTTCTGCTTGCGTGTCCGTTCTGTAAAAGGTGTGTTAATTGATAATGTTTTTTGTTGTGTACTGAATAACTTTCTGTCCCGGTTATCCTTCCGGCTCTGCTGTCTCTTTGCGTTACGTCCCAGTCTTTCGTATACTTCCCGGTGCGCTCCTTGTATGGTCCGCCCTGCAAAAGAACTTTCTTCCCTTCTTCTGCTCCCGCTTTGTATGCTTCGTTTAGAACCGGGTTGCACGTGTCTTTCTGCCAGTTTTTCAATTCTTCTTGTACCGCGTCGGAAAGCCCGTCAATGTCTATCTTTACTTTCACACATTGCCCGCCCTTTCTCCGGCGTACAGTTCGATCTTTCCGTCGTCTTTTGGGCCGTAACTTCTGTATATCGTCAGGCGGCGACCGTTGTATTCAACTTCCTGTTCGTCGTTGTACTCGTTGCCCCATACGTCGAACTTGTGGCGGGCTTTCATGCCCTTTTGTCCTGCCGCCACAAATTCATCACGCCCGATCGGTTCAACGGTTGCGATCACGCCGTTTTTGACGTCTTCTTCTTTGGTTTCGCCCGGTTCAACCAGTGTGATATATGCGTCTATTTGTAGTCGCCCCCTTTGATTCTGGTTAAATGCATATTGTAGGCTGCTAACCATTTGTCATGGTATGCGTCCATTCCGTAATATGCTTTGACATACGCAAGGACAGCCCCAATGATTAACGGATCTTCCGGGGCTTTCAGATACTTTTCTTCATTTACCCCGATTCTTTTCAGGTCTGCTAGCACGAAATCGACGTGGGTTTTCACGTCTTCGTCCAATGCATCATTTGAAAGTTTTCGGACGCGCAATTTTGCCGCGTCCACAAGTTCGTTATACGTCATTGTTCAGCCGTCCTTTCTGTTTCTTATTTTCCTGTTTCCGGTCGTTTCACGCGGATAAATCCGTTATATGCGGCTACCGCACCGCCCGCGAAAATGTCTGCTCTGTATGCGATCTGTCCCTGTTTGAATTTGTAATCGGTTGACTTTCTCGCGTCGATATCAGAAAAGATCGGCATTTCGTAGTTGCTAAGTGGTCCGTACGCCATGCAGTATTCCGCTGTTTGAGTCTGTGCATCTGTCACAGCTTTACAAGCGGAATTGATCACGTACGGTACGCCGTCAATCGTTCCTGTGTTTCCGTGGTTTACGATTGTGTAGAATTTGCGTCCCTGTTTATCTTTAAGTTTCGCAAATGCTTTCAGATCCTTTTTGTTCAGGATCAGAACTGCAACGTCTTCCACTTCTTCGTCTCCGCCGTAACCATAGATAATATCGTCCAGTGTTTCGTCTGTAATCGCCTTCATAGAAAGGTCTGTTGCCGGATCAATAACCTGATCGGCTGCTTTTGCCGGGTTGTGGAAAATGCCTTTGAATTTTCCGCTTGTGCCGTCGCCGATCATAATCTGACGGTTCATGTACTTTCTGATCGCGCGTGTGACAGATCCTTCTACCACTCCGTCGTAATCTGCGTTCGGAAGTTTAATCATTTCTTCCGGTTCTTCTGTGTACGCTGTGATCTTCTGCTTTTCCATGGTTACATAACCGAATGTCGGTTCTGTCGCGCTATAGTCTGCGCCTTCCTCTGTGCTTCCTGCGCCGTCGCCGTAGCTTTTTACATATCCTCTCTGATATGTTTCTCCGCCATTTAACGGAATTGCTCTGACGCGATCTACCAGTGAAGAAACGTCGTTGAATGTCTCTTTTACGTCGCTCGCAGTGTGTTTTGGTGTGACTGCCTGTGTGACGGAAAGCGCGTTCTGTACAGATCCGAACGCCACTTTTGCGTTGAACTGTACTGTCTTTCCGTCTTTTAAGCTCTGCCCTCTTTCTTCGCGCTTTTTGTTCTTCACGTCGTCGCCTTTCTCTCCCGGTGTTCCTTCCCCGGCATTGTCGCCCGCCTGTGCTGCCAGTCCCGCGATATTTGCGCGGTTCTGAATGTCCTGTAAAATGCCGTTAATGTCTTCGGCTTCGGTTGTCAGGGCGTCCAGTGCTTCGCCTTCTGCTGTCTGTGCCTGTGTGCCGATCTCTTTCAGTCTTGCTTTCAGGTCTTTCATGTTCATGTTCACAAGTTCTTCATGCTTCATATTCGCTTTATTCTCCTTTCGTCATTCCCTCGATACATAATCTTTTGATCTGGTTTCTTTTTTCGGCGTCTGCTGCCGCTTTCGCCTGTTCTTCCGGTGTAGCTCCCTTCGGTGTCTGCTCCGGCTGTTTCTGGTGTGATTTGAATTTTTCCGGCAACTTTCCGGCGTGGCTCAAATAGTCGCCGACTGCTGCCACATAATCGGCTGCGTCTGTCTGTGCGATATTGAAATATTTCGCCGCTTCTTTGCCGTCTAACCATGTTTCGGCGTTTACCAACGCTTCCACCTGATCGATCGTGACGCCTTCCGCCAGATGTTCTTCGTATACGTTCATGATTCCGGTCTGTATTTTATCCAGATCGTCCGCCATTTTTCGCATTTCGTCCGCATTGCCGGAAATTGCGCCCCATGGCTTGTGAATCATCAAGAATGCATTCGACGGAATTTCCGGCGGCTCTGTTCCCGCAAATGCGATTACAGATGCAATCGAACCGGCCAAGCCGTCCACGTATACTTTCACTTTATTTTTTTCTCCGTGGCGTTTAATCATGTTGTAGATCGCCATTCCTGCGAACACTGATCCGCCGCCGGAATTAACATATACATTCAAGTCTTTTCCTTCTGCCTGTGAAAGAAAAGTCTTGATAGCGTCCGGGTACTGATCTTCGTTCTGCCATGCTCCCCACCAGTCCGACACGATATCGCCGTAAAAGTAGAGATCCGCGGAAACGTCGGTCATGTTTTTGATTTCAAGCCCTTTTAATACGTCCGCCATTGTCTGCCCCCTTTCAGTTTTGCTTGTACATAGATAGCGTTCATGAGCATTTCAAGTGGTACTTTCGCCGCCTGCTGTTGTCCGTCGCCTTCCGGCGGTCCATTGCCGCCGCTTCCGTCCTGCTGCCCCGTCTGGTACAGTGATTGATCGTCCGCTTTGACGTAGTTCAGTGATACCATTCTCACGTCGCCGTCTTCGATCGGCTCATAGTAGAGAAGCTCCCGGAATTCGTTGATTGTGATAATTCCTCTGTCATACAGAACCGATCCGATTGTTGATCGTGTCTGCAATGTCGCATACTGTAAACGATTTGAAGAAAATATGATCTTGTTTCCGAATCCTCTTTCCCTCTCCGTCAGTAATTTGAATGTGAATTCAAGTGATAATTGAAGGGCGATCGGTTCGATCACGCTTTCGTAAAATGCGTTCCACTCTGATTCTGAAAATTTTGACATTAAAATATTTTCATTCACGTTGTAATAGCGGTATACGTTATCGCGTAAAAACTGCGATTGCAGCGTCGGAATAGTTGGGGCTTTCTGGTTGATTTCGTGAAATTCCATTGTGTTATCCAGTCCGCCCAGTCCGCCTTCGTTGCTCGCGTCCATGTATGCTTCCTGAAATTCTTTTACTTTCTTTTTCAGTTCTTCGTCGTCCGCAAAGTTGTTGTATTTCAAATAACCTTTCAGGTTGGCGGATTTTTTAACCAGATTCCGCAATGCCTGTCCGGTTGCGTCCAGTAATTCCAGTGTGTTTTTCAATGCCGGATCTGGTTCAGATCCTAAAAAACGCTTTCTGTCGAATCTTGCTTTCAGGTGGATCACGGATTGATACGGGACCGTGTAGATCTTCCCGTCATAGTCCCACGTGAACCTGAATAACATTGCTCCGGTTTCTTCGTCTTCCCATACTCTGAACCCACGTGTCGTGATTGGCACAATGCTTTTGACTTTGGAAAAATCGTCATTGTAAAAAATCACTGCGAATGCATTGGATTTTCTGACAAGTTGCGCCGCCATTTTGTACAGTGCGTCGTATACGGACAATTCCGGCGACCAACGCAAGGAAAGAAGTTTCGCCAGATAATCGTCGCGAATCATCATTCCGCGCGAATCTGTGCGAATCAACTGCGGTGTCAGTTTTCCGACGTTCGTTGCGATACAGTTTGTTATTGATCCGATGATATCGCTTGCGTCCATATCCGCCGACGCGTTGTATTCGCCCCTGATTGTGAAAATCGGACTGAACTTCATTTTGCGGAATGTCGCAAAATCTTTTAATATTCCCGTTTCGTTCTACCCCCTTTCGGCTTTATTCACAGTTCAGTTTATCTTTTAAGTGCGTTCATTTCTGACCTGTTTTCAGACGCAAAAAAGAGAGGGGCGCGCCCTCTCTTATGCTGCATTTTGTAATTGTCTGCCGATTTCCTTGTGGTATTTCATTTTTACGGCCAGTGCATCGAAGATCGATACCGCGCCGTCTATATGCGCCCGCTTTTCGATCTTGACAGGTTTCATTCTGCTGTCGTCTGTCTGGATCTGAACGGCCACGTTTAACAGGTGGGATTTTAACAGGTTGTTTTCTCCAATCAAATACATTCCGTCTTTCAGATCCCCTTCGAATGTGTTTAATATAGGCGTCAGGTTCGTTCCCTGATATACGTCGTCCATGTGGAAGCCTGATTCTTTCATTTCTTCCACCAGATAACCCGCGCAATATCTGTCGTAACCGACTTTTAGTGGCCTGATCTTATATTCTTTTATCAGGCGCACGAACCACGCGAACACGTCTTTGTAATTTACCTGATGTTCTCCCGATATCGTGAGATAGCCCTGTTCTTTGAAAATGTTGTATGGGACGCCTTCTTCGTCGATTGCCACGTTGTAGCGTTCCTGCGGCATGAAAAATTGTGTAATAATGTGATTCTTTCCGCCCTTTTCGATAACCAGTGAAACGGCCGTCAGGTCGGTTGTTCGTGAAAGGTCGATACCGGCCACGCAATAGCAACCCCGGAAGTCGTCCAGTGTGTGCGGTTGTCCTGCTGCCTTCGCTACCGTCTCATAGTCAAGCCATGCGATCGAAGAATTTTGCTTGATATTGCAATACTTCGTCATGAATTCCGCTTTTTTCGATAACGACTGTAGCGCGATCGCGATCTGTTCTTCAAAGAATTCCCACTGAACCGATACGCCTAAATTTGGGTTAGCTTTTGCCAGTTCTTCTTTTGTGTTCCACTTTTCCAGATCGTCGATCATGTACAGGAACGGAAGCAATCGTCTTTCTTTGCTTGATCCTTTCAAGAAAGCTGTTGATCGTTTCATCAGTTCGTCGAAGATTCCGTCGTTGACATATCCTGCGGTTGATGTAGAAAGCGTGATCGGCTCTGTTCGCGCTCCCGTACCTGATACCATAACTTCGTACTGCTTCAAACCCTGATCGCCCGGCCATGCTTCCATTTCGTCATTGGTTGTCATTGTTGGGTTGAAGCCGTCCGCCTTCTTTGCGTTGAACGCAATCTTTTTTATTGTGGTGTTTAGTTCCGCTATGTAGATATCGGATCTCCGCTTCTTTGTCACTTCTGCCAGTTCTTCTTCCGCTTGTGTGATCTTGTAAAAGCTGTCATACACGATATCGGCCTGATCCAGTTTCGGCGCAAGGCAATATAATTCGCTGCCGTATTCTCCGTCGATATACGCCACATATGCCATAATTGCCGCCGCGAAAAGGCTTTTCCCGTTCTTACGTCCGACTAGAAGAAAGATTTCCCGAAACTGCCGTCGGTGTGTCTTTTTATCCAGTATTCCGAAGATTGCCGAAACAATAGCTTTCTGCCATAGTTCCAACTTGAAAAGGTCATTCCGCCCCTTTGAGTGGTGGCAGAAATTTTCGATAAACTGGATCGCCTTATTTGCTTTTTTTGCGTCAAAATCCCAGTCGCCGGATTTTATGCCGTCAACTAGGATTTTATAAATTTTCTTTATCCATTTTCCCGCTATGATCTGCCCGCGTTCGATCTTGTCGTGATATTCGACAATGTAATTCACATATACGTTATGCATTTCTGAACGCTGCCAACTTGCTTATTTTCTCCGTCTGCTGTTGTGGTAAATACTCGATCAGTTTGTCGATATTTGAGTTATACGCCCGTGAATATTTGTCGAAGGTTGCAACTGCCGGATTCTCTTTCATGTATCTTTGTGAGCCGTTGACAACTTCGGTCTTTAACCCTTCCGTCATGATTGAGTATTTCGCTTCCCGGATCGCCACGGCCTGAAAAGCCATTTCTTTTACCTTGCGTTCGATCATTTTCTTTTTCCGGTCGTCCTCAACGTCCTTGAACAATTCCATGATCTTTTTTCGTTCCTTTTCGACCTCTGCTTCGGTTAAAATCTCGCCCGCTGCTTCTTTTTTCAGTCTCGTTTTCAGGTTCTTTTTCCGTGCTTCCGGCAAATCTCTGAATATTTCCAGAAGTTCCAATAACTCCGGTAAAACCTGATCTTCTTCTGGTTTTACCTCTCTATCTTTCTCTAAATCCATGCATTTGCACCCCCTCTCACGTGCGCGCGCCTGCGGAGAGTTTTTTTTACCTAGCTCCCTCGGTTCTTTCTGGTAAAAAATTTTTGTACCACCGGGGGGAGTGGTTGGCGCGCTTTTCGCGATTTCGTTTTTGTTTTTGGCTGATCTGTTTTTGATTTTCAGGAAAATGATTTTGTCGGAATGATATTGCCGTCCTTGTCGAACCTGTATCGCTTCGGCTTGCCGTGATGCTCTGTGTTGTGGTGTTCGTCGCACACGACTTCCAGATTATCCCACGACAACGTGACGTTCGGATCGTTGATATTCTTCGGCGTGATCCATTTCTTGTGATGCACTATCGTTCCGATGTTGACTTCTTTCAAGCTGCGTTTGCCTTCCTCGAATTCTTTCTGACATCGTTCACAGATTCCACCTTTGCTTCTGTAATAGGCTTTTCGTGTCTTCTTCCATGCTTCGGAATTGTAAAAAGGCTTTGCATATTCTTTCGCCACTTGTCACTCTCCATTCTATCTTCTGTCGCTGTTCATTTCTGACCTGTCTTCCTACTGCTGCCAATCATATCCATTGACGCTGCCACGTGATAGCAGAACTCTTTCCGGTATTCGTAGAATAAGCGGCGACAACAATATGTTTCCCCCAGTAGTTCCCACGGCGTATTATCCTTCAAACTCTGACAGATCTTCTCGATAACCTGATCGCGTGTGCTTCCTGTGAATCCTTGCAGTCCGATATTCTCTTTTGCTTCTTCGATTGCCTTATCCGCCCGTCGGTCGAACGCCGTATACTGCCCGGTGTGTTTTCTCCTGTCTCGCTTCTCCTGATCCTTCATGATTGCCCGGACGATCGTTTTTGTGTTTTTATCCAGTTTATACGCCATGGCCGTTTCTCCTTATCCTTCGATCTTTGTGTTCTGCAAATAGTCCAGAAGATCTTTTTCTTTCATATCGTCGCGGTCGAAAAGAAATGCGGTCAGGGTTGTTGCTTCGCTTCTCCAGTATACCTGTTTCGGAAAATGCCGATTGATAAACGGTCCCTCGATCTCGTATTCGTAATCGGTGTTCATCGACGACGGATCGATTGCCTGAATGAATCCTTCGCCCAGTACGTCCACCCGTCCGTCTTCTGCCTGTAGAATTCGCATGGTCTGACCGTATGGGTGTTTGTTTAATACAAGGCGCGTCACTGTTAGTTTTTCTTCCTCGCCTTCGTACTGGTATGTCGTGTCTATCAAATTCCAGTGTACTTCGTTGATCTCGTACTGGTTGGCTTCCTTTGTTGCCTTGAAAGCCCCCCCCATCTTCCGGCATTTCTCCCGTTAATTCGATCACTGCTGCCAGTGCCTTTTTATCCAGTGATTCTTTCATTGTGGCGATCGCCCAGTATGAACCGCCGAAAAGCAACTGATTTCCCCGGCGCGCAACGTATAAGCCCGCGCCCGTGTAGGCTTCTTTTATCAGTCTTTTGAAATCTCTTAATCTTACAAACATTATTTTTCTCCTTCCTACCATTCCGGCTGTTTATTTTTCTTGTACAGTTCACAGTTCGCGCACGGCGTCCAGTCTGCTTCGATGCCTTCACAGCACCCGAACATTTTTGGGGCTTCCTCGCAATTAACCAGATCGAAGTTGTCTGCCCGTGCCAGATAGTGCCGGATCAGGCTTCGCGCTTCTTCTGCCGAATATGCAACCGCCGTTTTGTAGCCCTGATCTTTTAGCATGGCCATAAATTCGACCTGATCTTTCGTCGGCTTGTTGCTCCCGAATTTCATTTCGATGTACAGACCGTTGAATCCCCGGCGCGCTACCGGAAGTGATAGGTCGGGAACGCCCGATACCATTCCGGCAGCTTTCAGCAATGCGCCGTTCGTCCGCTTCCCTTCGTTCGGGATATGGTGCAATAATTTTAATTCCGGTATAAATTCCCGGACCGACCGCGCCCAGTTAAAAAGTTTTATCTGCTCCGTAATCTCTGAATTTTTCATGTTTTGTAATTTGACCGCCATTTGATCTCCCCTTTCAGTCTCTTGTCATTCTTGCGTATATGTAAAACGCGGCTGTCACTGTGTTGAACTTCACTTCTGCGTCTAAAAAGCGATAGCCCACGTATTCTTTTTCAAGGCTCTGTTTCAGTGTTTCGTGATCCTTTGCCATTTTCTCAACACGGCGTTTCTTGAATTTCCGGTATGATCTTGTCGGCTCTGGTGGCTTTTTCAGATTCTTTGAACTGCACCACCGTTTTGTCCCGTGCGGATTTTGGGAAATGTAGGTCGCAAGGCCTGTTATTCCGAAATCTTCGTCCGGTTTTACCCGGCGTGTGTTCGGTCGCTTGCATTTTCCCCACATTGCTTCTAATTCGTCGCGATCCACGCCGTCGCCGCTCATGAGTATGTGAAAGTGCGGGCGCGTGTAATCGTCCACTGCCAGAACGTAGATATATTTCATGTTATCGAACCCGCGTTTCTTTCTCTTGCGGTTCACTCGCTTGATAAAATTCGTCACGTCCTTTTTTGCTCTCTCTATGTCTTCCGGTATGTAGCGATCGTCCCACCCGAACGTCGCCCAGATATCCCCTGAACCGAAATTGATATTCGCAAGGCGGATCACATATCGACGGGCGTTCTTGTCGTTCAAATTCCTTTGTGACGGCTTCGTTTCTCTCTTTTTCTTCGTGTGTGGCATATCTGCCCGGTTATAGAAAGACGGATAGATCATCACTTCCGCAATCTCTTTCCCGGATTTTATGTTTTTACACTTGATCGTTGATGTTCTGTAAAGGCTTTCCACCTTCCCTTCTTTCAACAGTCGTTCGTATTCCCATTCTTCAAGTTTTGCCTGCTGTTCCTTCCACTGTTCTTCGAAATCTATCAGCAAGGGATTCTCGCGTCTGAATTTCTCTTTCGCTGCCTTCTCTATCTCTTTGTCAAGATCATACTGATACGCTTCGTTGTAGTCGTAGTTATCATAGCTTCGTTTCTGCTTCATAGAATCCCCCTTCCCGTCCATGTATGTATTTATTTATTTTATATATAAAAACAATGGTGTCTGATTTGTTAATACCCATTACAAGGACGGTTAAGATTTCTTCCTTATATATAGAAGAAACACGCGTTCGTGTTTTTACCCTTTCCGATCTGGTATTCTGTATAACGAAACGATCTCCGGCGGTAAATCTCCAAACACGCGTTCTAGTTCCCTGAACCCGGCTTTCATTTCTTCGATCGTTTCTTCCGCTTTCTGACGTTTGCGTACCTCTGCGCTTGCGATTTCCGCGGCCGCGTCTAACCTTCCCGAAAGATCGTCTTTCTCTTCCTTTAATTTATGGATTTTCTTTTTCGGCTTCCTTAATTGTCCCGTTTTGGTTCTTCTTTCGTATTTGTCGCGGTCCATCACTTCGCATAAATAGGCGTCGTAATAACGATCGTATTCAGGATCTTTTTTTCTTTCAAATTTCGTTTCGCTGATCTGTATAAAAACCGTGTCATCTTTCATTCTGTCAATTTCCGATGTTGTCAGTCTTTTCAGTTCGCTTTCTTCATATAGTTTTATCATTGACTTTTCACTCCTTCCGGGTGTATTATGGTTTTGGTTAGATTTCGATATCGTTCGAAAAGGCGGATCACGGAAGTTTTTTATCTTCTGTAATCCGCTTTTTCTTTTATTCATTTTCCTTTTTTTCTCTCTGTCCTTCGTGAATATAGTTGACGATCTGTGTTAATTCGTCGTGTTGTTTCTCTGACAGTTCCCCGTATTCGTAGGCTGCTTCAAACTGTCCGATCAGATATCCGGCCGCAAAATCAAGTTCCATGGTTGTTTCTGCTTTCATCAGGCGTGGGATCTGTAAGGAATAATTTTTATAATTCCGTTTCAGTCTCTCTTGTCTTTTTCGTCTGGATATCGCTTTCAGAATTCTTTTCAGTTTCTTCATTTTGGTTAGATCCCTTTCTTTCTGCTTCTTTCTGTTTCTGGATTTCTGCGAACGCTTCCCGATCTGTCGGGTTGTCGTATGGGTTTAATGATGTAAGTCCGGCGATCTGCCGTCTTCTCATTGGATTTACTGCCTTGTCGTCGATGTATATATCTGCATTGATCTTCCGGCAGTCGTTCCCGTATAGTTCAATCAGTTCCGGTAGATTTTCGTTTACCGCGTCAAATTCAAGCCCGCGTTCCTTGCACCACGCCACCGCGTCTTCCAACTGTTCCCCGGCTCTATTTGTCCAGAGGATCAGGCGCGCGCCGTTTAGCTGCTCATTTCGGCAAAAATTAAAAACGGTCATGTTTACGTCGCCGATTTCCGGCCATGTTCCCGTATGTAGTGTTCCGTCAAAATCAACGGCTATGATTCGATTTCCCTTTGTATCCATTTAACCCGCCTTTCTGATTGCTGTCGCCTGTCCGGTCATAATTCCCAGATCAAGCGGTTTTTCCTCTTTGATTGCTCTGTTTAAATCTTCCACGGTATAAATCCCGATTTCTTTCAATGCTTCTTCAATTTTCTGTCGTTTCTCCATGTGCCGGATCTCCTTTCTGGTAGCTGCTTAAAATTCCTTTTCGCGCCATTGCTGCGGTCTGGATCGCTTCGACTGCAAGTTTTACGGCATTTTCATAGATTCGTGTCAGGCGTTTGTTTTTAGCCTCTGGCGATTCATTTTCTTTTACTTCCGTCCAGAATTTATCAAGGCTATATTCTACCATTTCCAGTTCTTCGCGGGCTTCGTCGAATTCTTCAAAGATCACGGCGTAAGCTTCGTGAGAACTTGCAAAAAGTGGGAACTTTTCGTTTGCTGCTTTTAACTCTGTTTCTGTTAGTTCATAGATCTTCTGTTTTATCGCGTCCACCTGTTCTTTTCTCTCCTGTTCTGCTTCTTCTTTTATGGCCTGGTCCTTCGGTAGCATTTCCCCGAATATTGCTTCCAGTACATTCACAACGATTGAGTTTCCCGCCTGCGCGTATAACTGCGTATCGCTGTTTATTTCGTCTGCTTCTGCTGCCCTGAAATCTTCGTCTGAAAATCCCATAAGCCGCCAACACTCTAACGGTGTCAATCTTCTGATTCTGTATGATTCCATTTCTTTACGCTCCAACTTATATAACTCCTGATTGCTCGACATTATCGTAGGGCTGACGGTCCCGCCCGCCTGAACGCGTCCGCGTCTGGTCTTTGATGTTGGGAAGCTGAGATCTGCCACCCCCCCCCTACTTGCCATTTTATAAATCCGGCTTTTGTCGCCTGTTTTACCATTACTGCTTCTAACATTCTTTTAATCCCGTTCTGATAATTTTCGTTGCGTGTTTATATTCTGTCGCTGTCAAGCAACGGCAGATTCCGCAACTGTCAAATATTAAATTCCCTTGATGTTCTCCGCCTAACGCTCCTAACTTCTGGATTCTCCCCCCCCCCTAATCGGATTTACAGAATCTTCTACAATTTCAAGAATCATCGTGTCTTTATTGACTGTCGTTAATGTATTGCAGATATTTTCCTGTTGTGGCTCGATTCTCTGTATGGTCGGGATTCCTGGCGTCCTGTCCGAAGGATTTTCCGGGTTTCTACCTCTAATCGCTATCGGTATCCTTTTTTTCATCGTCGCACCTCACTATGATATAGGGTTGTCGTCCCCCCCCTGTGCATGAATTGAGCGTTGGGGAAAGACCTTTTTGATCGTAAACACGACCGACGCTCGGATTATCCCACCCGGACGCGCCTTTCATTATGTTACCGATCTGCATTGTCTTTTTATCCCGATTAAGTCCCATTCGTGGCGGTCTTTGCTACCTCTGCCCCCCCTCTTATGGTTTTTGACACTTTTTTTCAAGTCGTCCGCTCTGTATCAGTTCCGTGATAAGTCCGTCGGCAGATTCTGAATTTACATAGAATTTTTCTTCCACTTCGTCTTCCAGTAAATCGTCCATGGTCTTTTCCAGTGGTATTTCTTCTGGGAACTGATAATCATAATCGCCCAGAATCGACACCATATAGGCGCGCTGTCTGTTCTGCGGAATGCCGAAGTCTTTTGCGTTCAGGATCTTTGCATAATTTTTATAGCCTTTCCCGGTTAAAAACTCTTGCCATGCTTCAAAATTGTGCAAATTCTTTCTTTGCATGACCTGTGGCACGTTCTCCATTAGAAGAATCTGTGGAAGTTCCTTCATTTCGTCCAGAAGTCTTTCAACTTCCCATAGCATACCGGATCGTGTGCCTGATCCTTTATCCATGCCAGCCATTTTCCCGGCGACGCTTAAATCCTGACACGGGAATGAATATGTTACTATGTAGGTGTATTTATCTGTTTCCACCACTCCCAGATCGTCGCCTGTGATATTCTGGATATTTACAAGGTTTTTCGTCGCCCAGATGTTGTTATATACTTCGCGAAGCCACCATTCCGGTTTCTTTCTGATTTTATCTTCTGCCATTGGATCTTTTCCGTTGTTGGAAATTCCGTATCGCGACAGCTTTTCGGCTATCTGTTCTTTGCTAAAATCTGCGCTATAGTCTTTTGTGTCGTCCGCACAATGGATCGCTTTATAACTTGCGTTCGGCTGAATCCACCATTCACACGTCCGATAGGTCGTGAAATCTGCTCCCAGATTCCGCAACGCCATGGCCTGTGATCCGATTCCGGCAAATAATTCAATTAACCGAATCGGTTTGTTTATTATGTATTGTTGCATTGGTTAGATCTCCTTTTGAATCAAATTGTTATTTTATAGTAAAGTTTCATCATTAGATCAGAAAAGCCATAGTCCGGCGTTTCTTCCGGCTGCATTGGTGCATCAAGCCCCAGTTTTTCCCAGTCCTTGTGACGGATTTCTGGATATAGATTAAATTCTTTGACTGTTGCTTTCTGTAGGTCTTCCGGGACCTTATAGAACCAGTCCGTAAATACTACGATCCCATCCTTTTCGATCCACGCCCGCGCCGACGGTTGCGAAACTTCCCTGATCTCTCCGACCGTCATTATTTATATAACCAGATCTTAAAAACATAAGTTCCCGGAAGGTCTGGATCTCCTGTCGGTGCTATCATTTTTACTTCACGGTCCGCCAGTTCTTCTTCCCGGCGGGCTTTTGCTGCTTTTCCCTCGAAAATTATGTCTGATTCTCCTTGTTTTAATGGGTTGTCCTCGTCCTGTACCGCGATATGCTGTGCCGGACTTAATAATGTTAAGAAGTCTTTAAATTTCAGGTTCATTTTTGCCATGGTTCTTTTCTCCTTCCTCTTCACTTGTTTTCTTATCCCGTGAACCGGTTTTTGCGCCTGCCTGTATATGATCCGTCGGTATCTCTTCCAGTGCGGCCGGTCCGAAGTTCTCTTTGATCGTTTCGTCCGTGATTCTTTTGAACTCTTCGCTGTCAAAGTTTACGTTTATCGCTCCTATGACCGTTTTTTCTTCTTTGTGTTCCTCTTTCTTCCCTGTCATGGTTTCCCGTATATATGCGTGTGGTACGTCACAATTTACAGCATTCATTACAATTTCGTACTGTGCCGCCTGTTTAATTAGATTGTAAAAATTAGAATATGTAATCTCTGTCCGGTCTTCCGGTTTAAATGCATCCATAATTCCCATTAGTGTTTTTCTCCTTTCTGAAACGCTTCTGCTCTCGCTGCCACGATTGCCTGTTTTGTTGTTTCGATTGCGATTCTTTCGGCGTCTGCGCGCTGCATTCCCTGTGCTACCACTCCGTCTATGAATTCGCTGATTGCAAATCCAAGAAGCATCGCCACGTCCACGAATTCGCCGTCAATTAACACGATCGGCGGTTTTTCCATGTCGGAACTAAAAACATGAATCCCGGCGACCTGTTCGACCGCAACGGTTTTCATTTCTTCCGGTTTTGCGCCTGCCTGTTCTGCCGCGTCCTTCAACGCCTGTTCGATTGTCTTTTCTTCCTTTATTGGTTAGATCTCCTTTCAGTGAGTAGTTGAACCGAATTTCGGTATCTTTATTTTTCCGGCGTGTGTAGTTGATCTGTCTGATCGTCCTTTCCAGTCGCCCCAGTTCGTCCGCTGTCAGACCGTCGCCGGATAATGTCATAATGATTTTTCTTTCTTTTTTCATATATCCCCCGTGTTCTGGTCATTTGTCACGAACGATCTTCTTTCTTTTCTTTCTACTGCCGATATATTGTGCCAGGTTCTTGAAGTGTCGTTTCTTCGGCTGTGTCTGCGCCTTTGTTTCTATAATCTGGCGTTTTACCTGATATCTAGCAAATTCCGCGAAGCGTTCCGCTTCTTCTTCTGAATACGGCTTCCTTTTAATCTTCTGGACGTAATGCATAAATTCATGCGCCGTCGTTTCAATCAGCGTTTCTTCCGGTTCTGGAATGTCTGCCGCTATGTAAATACGATCCGTGTTTGTGTCGAATACTCCGAAACCTTTCTGCCCGTCCGATGCTTCGATATGATCCGCGTCAAATGCGATTATCACGTCCACGCCGTAACGGTCTTCCGGTTCTTCCAGATCTTCGATGATCTTTGGAAAAGCGTTTTGCAAATATAAAAGCGTTTCCATAATCGTTTCGAAATTTTTCTGAAAGTCCTTGAATTTCTTTTCGCCCGGTATTACTTGCACTTGAAAACTAATTCTTGCCATTTATTCTCCTTTCTGAATCTGCCCGATCAGGCGTGCGCCCGTTAATACCAGTTCTTTTCCCATGATCTCGTATTTCCAGTCGCCGTGAAGTCCGCATTCGCTGTCAAGCGTTCCCTGATAGGTGTCCCATGTTTTCTGTGTTTCGTTGTAAACCTGTAAAGTTACCATTTCCGTTGACTGCTGCCGGGCGGCTTCTTCCTGCGCGTGCTGTTCTGCTGCCGTTCCCGCTCCGAAACCGGAAATAAAAGCTGCGACTGCTGCCGCTATGATATAGGATTCAAATTTCTTTTTTCTCATTCGCTGCTGCTTCTCCTTTCCAGTGGTATCGGGTATCCGTCAGGAAGTGCGTTTATTAACCTTTCTAACTGGATCAGTCCGATTTTCTGTATATTGACTAAGGCGTTCGGCTGACAGGTGTTTAACTCTGTCATGTTTTTATGTATGCCGGCCGTGATATCGGATCGTAAGGCGGGCGTTAATGGTTTGTAGAATGTCATTTACGCCACCTTCTCTTCCATTGCGAAAACATAATCCATTTTGTACTCCGGCATTAACGCACACGTTTTCAGTGCTTCGCCCAGTGTGAACTCTGTTCTTGCGTAGATTTTGTTCTGTGCGGACTTTTCAGAGATTCCCAGCAGTTCCGCATACGCCTTGATCGTGATTCCTTTTCTTTTCAGGATCTCAACTAAATTCTTGTACATGGTTCATTCTCCTTTCTGTGGTGCTTTCCCTGTTTCCGTGATATAATCGCAATAGAAAGGGGGTGCGCCTGTGTTTGTTTATAATATTTCAGAACTTCTTGAGAGTTTAAAATCTGCTCAAGACGAAGGTTTCGAATATGTTTCACTTTCCATTCTTGATCCTGACAAAGAAGACGACGATCCGGATTGTGAAACCGTTGTTCTTGACTATGTTTATTGTTATTCTTCCAGTAGCGAAGAAGATATGATCGATTCTGTTACTCTTCCAGAGGGCTATTCTCGCTACTAATCGTTAAGTCAATTTCATATCCGTTTTTAAGAAGATGTCTCAATTTTCGGGACATCTTTCTTATTTCCCGAAGAACTGGTTCTGCAGTGTCTAAGCATTCGTTTGTTTTGTATTCCAGTTTTTCGTTGCTGTTTCCTTTGACTGTTATTTTCATTGTCGTTCGCTCCTTTCTGTGGTGTCCCCTGTCCTGTCGTGATATAATCGCATTATGAAAGGGGGTGTTGTTATGTCAAACGAGGATAGAAAACAGAAGATTTGTGAAGATCTCGCGTTATTAAAGGTTTTTAAAGTCATGTGTCAGCATGATCTTGGTAATCTTTCAAATGCTCAAATTTACGGGATATATCAGGATAATTACGATCCCGCTGAATTTGAACATTGCGTAAATAATGGCATACGCGAAGATCTTTAATCTTCCGGTCCCGTGGCTTCCATGCTGCGGGGCCTTTTATATTTCCGGTTGCCCTGATATCGTTCTTTTTTCAGAATGCTTTCTATTGTTCCCGGAATTTCTTCTGTTTCTTCCAGTGTCAAGCCTGTTTCTTCCGCGAACGTCAGGGCTTTTTCTGCTGCCGCTGTTACTTTCCGGCTACTTTCAAGCATTCTTTCGACGTAGGTTTGTTTCTGGTTCAT